CAACCTTGATTTGATCAATCCGCTGCGCACCGCTAGGGGTAGACACGAGCGTGTCGCCAGTAAAGCAACCACCGCCACCTCCGCCAGCACCAGAAACGTATTTTGCTTGAGTCATGTTCTCAGTTGATCAACGTCAAGACCGCTCGACAGCACTGCCGAGCCAGTAAACACCCGCCCATAGGCTATTGGGACGGGCAGGCCCTGTCTCGACGTATTGACGACGTTTGAGAACGTGAAAGACTCAAGCTGTGCAGCTTCTGGGCCTGACTCCATAGCAGAAAAATCAGGCTGAGGAGAAATTGACTGGGCAATTCCCATAAACACCAGGCCAATACCAATGTTGCCTGCTGCCACTGCCAAACTACCGCCAAGTGTTGCAGCTCCAGCTGCAGCAGTTGAGCCAAATCCTAAAGCACCACTGGCAAACAATCCTGCGCCGCTAGATGCAATAGCTATACCAATCAACGCAACTCCTGCCAAAATTCGACCACCGCCACCGCCTGCACCAGCAATTACAGGCGTAATACTAAATACCTCTTTGTCACTAAAAGGCATAAACAAAGGAGAAACATCTTGCTCGGTTATTTTTTCTTTACTCACTGCTACTCGATAACCAACACCATCTTTTTCGCTATCAATCAGCCATTTTTCAAGACCTGGAAAGTTGACGCACAACGCTTTAATTGCTTGCGCTGGTGTTGCTGCCTCAAACTCAAACCGGCATTGGCCGAGTCGCTTACGCAGTGCGCCGTAAACCTTAACGACTTTCATGCCTCAAGGCGCAAGCAGTGTTCTTGCCATAGTAACTGCTGCCACTGGTGTAAACATCCCTGCTGGACAGCCGACCCTGCACATGATGCAAGATCTGGGAGTCACCTAGATAAATCGCAGCATGATTCGGCAGTGGTGAAGCCAACTGCATCAACAGGGCATCGCCAGGTTGCAGCTCTGCAACAGGGATCTTGCGAAACCCTTCGGAAGCAAAATTGTCTAGGTACAGGTTTTCACCCCGCTCCCAAAACAAATCCTGCCGGTCATAGTCCTTTAGCTGCAAGCCCCATTCCCTTGCGTACCAGTCGCGGCAAAGGCTGTAGCAGTCCACAACACCAAACACAAACTCACGGCCCACATAGGGCAGCTCGAAGCCTTGTGGCTCGCAGTAGCCCCAGCCTTCGGTGTTTGGGTTGATGATGAACCACGGCAAGCCGGACTTTTCGCACGCAACGCGATCAGCAGGTGATGGAGCTGGATTTGTTTTGGGGTGGCTGTGAACAACAGCAACCACCTCGCCCTTGTCCTCTACCTCGTTCCAGCCTTCAAGAACAAAGTGCTCGCTAGGTGTTTGAGCAATGTTTTGGCACGGAAAGTAACGCCGACGTCCTTTGACGACAGCAATCAACCCACAACTTTCACGGGGAAACTCGTCTTTTGCTTGCTGAAGGATCTCTGCCTTGATCGTGTCAGTTAGCTTGATCATTTGTTTAGACCAGCTCCAGGAAACGATCCAAACGGCAGTTGAGCATTGTTTCCGAATCGCCGCTTACAACTTTCAATTCGCTTGCCGCAAACATCAGCCGCCGCAGTGCTGACCTCGTTGTTATTCACGTCGTAATAATCAGTGCCTGTATAGCTGCACTCGGTGCTTCGATACACCCACTGGCAAACGTTGGCCACAATCTGACGTTTTGGCAGCTTCTGACCCGCTAGATCAAATTTGCTGGCTAGCTCAAAGGTCACGCTGTCCCGTGACTCATTCGCCTTCCGATCCACATACCAACGTTCATCGGGGAACTTGGCGTTTGGATCGGCGGCTGACTCGCCATCCAAAAACTTCTTTAGCGTTCGGATCCGACGAACCTCCGCTCCACCAAGATCATTGCCTGCAGTAGTGGCATTGACCAACAGCAACAACGTGGTCATCGTGCCATCAAGGTTGCTAATCGTCAGCGTTGGACGCGGCAATGTTCCGGTGTTGGTGAACTCAAAGCCTTCTGCCACGACTGGGATGCGGGTATACGTGTTGCCGTTGAAAACAACGTTACCGTCTATGGCTGCATTTGAACCGGCATGAAAGCGATAAACGTCAGTGCTGCCATGAAGCGTATTGTCCAGATGCAGCTCAAACAACTCAATAATCGCACTGGGATTAAGCTTTGCTAGCTCCTCATATGCAGAAGCAATGGCAACCCACTCACAGGTGTTGTCGGTGATCGTGCTGCCAATATCTGTTGGCCAAGTAGGTTCAGAAGAACCTGATGTTCCAGCGTCTTTACACCGGAAAAACAGGCCGGATGCTTGAGTTGTTGTGGCTCGTCGGATGTCGCCAACAGAAAATGAAGTGCTAGCGGCCCAAGCTGCTACTGCCATTACGGTTCAAAGACTTGACGGAATGTTGCCTGAATTGTGGCGCGGTTCAAGTACGGAATCGACTTGCTCCACTCCTCACAAACAAATTTAGAGGCGCTGCCTTCGCCAGGTGGCGTGAAATCAAAGTTCGCGTTATCGGCTGCCCGTGCATCTAAGAACGTTTCAATCGTATCGGCATCAGTCTCTGACACCTCAAAAGTCAGGTCAAAAACTTTGGGGTTTTGATTGATCCCATAAGTCAGCCTGGCCTCATAGCCATCACCAAACTGCACCTTGCGAACGTTTGGTGCGCTGCGCTTTTGCAGCCCATACGTTGGTGTAATTGAAGGGAAGGTGGCCATTAGCTTGCGAGGAGACCGCCAGGACGTTTCT